CCCTGCCAGCCCTCGAGCGGCAGCGCGACCTTCGGCAGCGCCGTCGTGACGCCTTCGGCCGCGCGGATCGTCTCGTAGTACGTCTGGGCCAGGACGGACGACTGCGTCCGGCCTTGACCGATGATCAGCATCGCGGCTGTCTGCAGCAACGCCCAGCTCTCGTCGATCCGCGTCGGGTCGAACGCGGGCCAGAGCGTGACGAGGTGCAGCAGCCCTCGTCGGCTCACCGCGATCTGCATCTGGCGGTGGCGCAAGGTCAGCGGGTTCACGCGGCGGCAGTGCCGCCGGCGCCGGTGTCGGTCAGGCCCTGCTTGCTGAGGAGCTGGGTGAGCTGGTCGATCGCGCTGCCCTTCGCGGCGGTCGCCTTCCAGCGGTCGAGCTCCTGCTTCGTCGTGTTCGGGATGCGGTCCCAGAGCTCCTGCGGCGGCACGCCGAGCGACATGATCTTCACCAGCGCATCGGCGGTCGCCGAGAACGCCCGATCCTCCGTGTCGCGCCACCGCACTTCGGCGCCTTCGTCGATCTCCTGCCCACCGAGGCGCGAGGCGAGCTCGAGCACCAACTCCCACGATTCGCCGAACGACGTCTGGCGCTCCACGACCTTGCGTCGCTGACCAGCCTCGGCCGCGACCAACGCTTCGGCGCTGAGGTTGACGAGCGATCCGATGAGCTCGTGGACGGGGGTCTGGGAGAGCGATGCGGCCTGCTTCAGCGACTCCTCGCGCGAGTTGATGTAGCCGTCGAGCTGGGTCTGCTCGAACTCGCCGATCTTGATGTTCTCGTCCTCGAACGTGAGGATCCGCGCGGCCGATGACTTGATCAACTCCTGCTCCGACTTCGCGACCCAGCCGAGGATCCACCGCTGGCGGAACGCCGAGTAATGCTGCGCCACCAGGAGCGAAAACGTGGTGAGGTCGATCTGGTCCTGGAGATCGACGAGCGGCTCGACTTCGCCTTCGTTGTCGTCGTCGAGATCCTGCTCGTTGAGGAATCGCACGACCGGCGTGACGCCGAGGTTGTGCTCGATCGTCTCGTCGACGAGGGTGAGCTCGGCGCTGTCCGGCGACTGACCGGGCTCACCTTCGACGGTGAACACCGACGTGTCGGTGTAGAGCCGGTATTGCCACTTGTTCCCCATCGGGATCGCGAGCAGCGCCCGCTCGGGCCAGTCCTCATCCTCGCCATAGATCGCTGTCATCCGCCGCGGCGAATAGCCCTTGATCTCGGGCGCGGTGTCGCCCGGCAGCACCGTGGCGTACGCGACGCCGTAGGCCAGAGCTGCGCGGTGCACGCCGATCTGGCCGCGGTCCATCTTGTTCTCCTGCCAGATATCCCAGACCGGAGCGTCCTCGGCCTCGAGCCGCTGGCGGAAGCCGTCGACGTAGAGGCATTGGGTCACCGTGTTGACGACGATCTTCATGACGTTGACCCGCGACATCTTCGCCAGCCGGATGAGGTCGGGCGGCGATCCACGCGGGCTCACCGGGTGGGCCTGCGAGCCGTGGAGGTAATCGTGGATGGTGGTGAGCCGGACCCGGTCGGCCTCGCGCCACTGGAGGAGCTCGCGGACCGACGCGATGATCTCTGCGTCGCTCGGCATCAGCCCTTCCTCGTCATCGTTCGCATTATGTGGCCTCGCGTCAGGCGAACATGACCCGCCCGGTCCTCTTCTTCCGGCGCTTGGACTCCGGCAGCGTGAGGTAGTTCTGCCGCGCGAGCCGCGCGAGGACCGCGGCCGAAAGCCAGTCGACCTTCCGCACCGACTCACGGTGCTCCTTGCCGAAGCTGACGCCGTACTGATTCGGCCGGCGTCGGGCGTTGTAGACGTGCTGGTTCGCCCGCTTGTCGCCGGTGTGCGTGAGGGTGTGCTCGAGGATCGCGTCGTGGAACGATTCGACCGCCTCGGTGGCCTCGCGCGTGCGTCCGCGCAGGTCCCACGCGATCGCGTGGCGGAAGCCTGCGCTGACGTAGAGATCCTCGCCCCACTCGGCCTCCCAGGCGTCGACGTAGGACTCCCACGGGTGCACGTCGGAGTAGAAGCCGTTCACGAGGTAGGTCGCGAACGCTCGATGGACCGCTGCGTCGATCTCGGCCCGCGGGGCTTCGCCACCGGACGCGGCCGGGTCCCAGAGCCCGATGGTGAAGAGCTGCGAGTCGCTGACTCGGCAGCCCACGAGCGCGCACCAGTCGTCGCTCTTGGAGCCGTCGAATCCGAGCGTGATCTCGGTCTTCGCCACCACGGGATCGAGCTTCTCGCAGGTGTCCCATTCGTGGGGCGCGACCCACGCGTCTTCCGCGGCGACGATCTGGTCGAGATAGAACCGCCGCGAGTCGCTCGGCGACGTCCGTGGGTCCCAGATCTCCTCGACAAGCCGTTGAATGTCAACCCACGTCGAGTCGCCGCGCGCCAGCTCAAGGCCACGGCGCAGCGAGGACTCATCGACGAGCGATGTGTCGGGCGGCGCCTCAAGCGCGTCGTAGAGCAGGCCAGTGCCTTTCGACGATCCGCTCGCCATCTTCTGGTACGCCTCCCAGTCCCGCTCGGCGACGGAGTCCTCGCCCGGCCGGTGCGCATTCGTGATCGAGAGCACGCGTGACATGCCGCCGCGCGCCTTCGCGGCGTCGCGCTCGATCACCTTCGCCATCGCGTGGCCGTCGTTCGTCGAGAGCCAGTGCTGGGTCTCGTCGCGGAGCGTCTTCGTCACCCGGCCGCCCTCGGTGGAACGCGAGGAGCTCGTCAGCGCCTCGATCCGCGACCGCCCGCCGTGCGCGTAGATGATCTCCTTGCCGAACTCGATCCGGTGGTCGAGCGCCACCGACTTCCGGATCATCGCGGGGAACAGGGTCATCAGGTTGCGGGTCTGGTCCTGCGAGACGGCAGCCGCGCGGACCAGCGTCATGTGCAGCGATCGCGCGATCGGCACACCGCGCTTTCCGAACCCACCGAACCGGCAGGGGCCGATGAATTCGACCGAGCAGAGCGCGGCCGCGAACGGGTTCTTGCCCCAGCCCTTCATGCGGCGCAGCACACCGGATCGGTAGACGAATCGGCCGTCGTCGTCGACCTGGTACCAGCAGAGGACGAACTTGACCTGCTCGTTCGTGAAGCGCCAGGGCGCGCCGGCGTCAGGTCCGTCCGGCTGGGCGAGGCTGGCCTCGCACCAGTCGATCACCGCATTGCCGATCGTCCGCTCAGGCGGTGGGGCCTCTGCCGGTCCGATGAGGACCGGGAGGCTAGCTGACGGCGGTGAGGCGAGCTCGGTGATCAGAGACCGTCTCCGGTTCCTCGTCCGGCGTGGCTGCAGGCGGCGGTGCAGCCTCGCGATAGACCTCGATGCCGGCACGGCGGCGCGAAGATTCGTTGACCATCAGGTCGGTCCACATCCGCCAGGCCAGCTTCATCATGTCGGCGCTCTTGGTCTCGGCCGCGATCGTGGTCGTGTCCGCGGCGAGCTGCGCCGCCTGCCAGTCGGATGGCTCCATGTATTTCGAGTGCCCGGAGTCACGCAGCGATCGATAGAGCGCGCGGGCGGTGGCGTTCCACTTCGGGTTCACGCGCGGAATCTTGACGACGCCCACGACATTCACATGCTGGGGCTCGTCCGCCTTCGCGCGATGGCCCATCCGCTGGTCGCTGCGCTTCGGCACTGGGCCCCTGCTACCCATTCGGGTTCCGAGTGCCGGACATTCGTAACTCGGGCGTCGTGGCGACTGCTATGCCAGCGGCCGTGGGCCGTCGGGCCGAGGGGGGTCTCCCCCCACCCCCTAGAGCTCCGGGATGCGGCTCAGCCGGCCGACGACGCGATCCACCGCGCGACTCGACCGCGGTCTTGTGCTGATGACACGGCCGCGAGTGGATCGGCCTCAGGTTCGCGTCGTCATCGCGACCACCACGCGACGCCGGCACGACGTGATCGACCTCGTCCGCTCCGCCCTGGCCGCAGACGTGGCAGATCCGTGCGTACGTCCGAAGGATCCGCGCGCGCGTCCGCGGCCAGTCACGTGGGAGCGGAGTGACGCGACGCTGCGTCTTCAGTCGTAGCGCCACGACGCGGTGTACGTCTTTGCCATCTTGTCGGCGTGCTTCTCGAGGAATGTCGCCTGACGCCGCATCCACGCCGCGATGCGCCGACGCCCGGACGCGGTCATCCGGGCGCCGTCCTTGATCTTCAGCGATGCGGCGATCTTGCCGCCGTTCGAGTCGTTGCTGTGCGCGATCTTCGTCTTCACGTCTTGACCTCCGCCATCAGATCGACCGCTCCGCGCTCGTCGCTGAGCATCGCGCCCTGGACGCCGTCGAGCGCGCCAACGAGCTTGCGGGCCTCGGTCTCGATCTCCTCGGGCGTCGCGTGCTCGGCGTGGCCGTTGATGCGGATGCTGTAGGTCACTTCTTCTTCTTGCCTCCCTTGCCCTTCTTGCCGCCGAATCGAGCGGCGAACTTCTTCTGGTTCGCGAGCTGTTTCGCTGTAGCCCTAGCCATGTTCGTGTACCTCCTTCCGTCGTTTATGCGCTATCGGGTCGGTCGCGGCAATGGGCCGCTTCGGCGCGGCCCCGGTGCTCGACTCCGCCCCACGGTCGCTCCGCGATCTCCCACTCGCGCGATCCGCAGCGGAAGCACGCCGGCGGCGCGAGCTCGCGGCGCGCCACCTCCGGCGCCTCGAACGTGACGCCGCAGGGTGAGGTGTAGCGGCGCAGGACCGCCGGCTCGTCCAGAACTGCCCTGTGGCGCGACGCCACCATCGGTCGAATGAACGGCGTCGCACGCATCGTGCCCGACTGCGGCGCGCTAGCTCGCTGCATGCCAGCGTTCCTCGCGCAATTGGGTGAACGCCGCGAGGCCGATCAGGATCGAGTCGCACTCGTCTTCCGACATGACCCGGCCGGGCAGCATCGCCTCCGCGACGATCCGGTACCGCACCTTCGACTCGTCCCGTCGAGCGAACGCTGAGAGGCCCGCGGCAGCGCGGACCTTCGCCGGCGCGACGGAGATGATTCGCGTGTCCGGCCATAGCGAGTCGATGTGCGCCATGAGCCAGCCGCGACACTCGCCCATCTTCACGCCCGTCATCGGATTCGCGCTCGAGACCGGACGGTCGATGTCGAACAGCGTGTCGAGCTCGTCGGCCGCGGTCCGCTTCGGCCGCGGCCGCGCGACGACGGCGTCCTCGATCGCCACGACGTCAGGCCGAGTGAGCTCCTCGAGCTTGATCATCGGCCGGAGCGTGGCCGTGATCGAGCGCATCCGGTGACGCCAGCTGTCGCCGCGCGCCGTGATGACGCGGGTCCAGAGCGGCCGCTCGTCGGCCTCGAAGTAGGCGAAGCCACATGCCGACGAGCTCTCGTCGATCGCTAGGAGCTTCACGAGCTGACCTCGACCAGCGTGAGCTCGCCATCCTCGAGGAGCCGCCGGGTATCGCGCCGCCGCCGCACCGCTGGCGTGTCGGGGTTCTGGGCGTCGTATCGCTCACGGGCCTCGCGCGCCGTCTTGGCCCGGTGACACGCGCGGCAGAGCAGCTGGAGATTGAACGGGAGCCACCACTTGAGCTCAAGGCGCTCGTCAGCGGTCAGCGACCACAGCGGCCGGATGTGCTCGACCTCGAGGCTCGCGTGATGGTTGCCGCAGGACCAGCAGCAGTCGCCCTGTCGGCGCAGTTCGACGAGCTGCGTGTGTGGGTTGGTCGCGAGATTCCAGAGCTGGGCGCACGCGTGGTGCCACCAGCCGCGCCTCAGACCGGCCGCCTCACCGCAGATCGGGCACAACAGTCTGCCGTCGCGCCGGACGCCCTCGAACGGCCGCGGCGGAGGCTGCCGCACGGAGACCGCCATCACGACGCGGCCTCGAGCCAGCGGGCGCGCTCTGCGGCGGTTAGCTCATCGACGCGAACGGTCATCGGTCACCCGCCGCGCGGAGGATCCGGCGGGCGCGCTCCACGTAGAGCGGAATGGGACGAGCGTGTGATTCGGTCGAAGACGACGAGGACGATGGGGGCCGTCCGCTCGATTTCATTCGCAATCGCGAGGTCGGCCACCTCGACGTGGCCATGTGATTAAAAGTCCCCTGCTCTGCCGCTGAGCTAGCCCCCCGGGGGAATACGTAGACAGGTGCGCGTTTTCTCGTGCCACCCATGTTCGCAGATGGCCTGGGCAACATGGGATTCGGCTTGGGGGACTCGGCCACTGCTAGTTCTTCTTCTTGCTGCGCGGTCCGAGTTCCCACTCGGTCTTCCCGCTGTTGTGGTCGAGGTACGCGCCGCAGTCCATGCATTCGAGGCCGTAATAGCTGTCTCCCGGAACCACGGCGATCGATGCGGACGAGTCGATGTTCATCGAGCCGCAGACGCCGCACTTATCCC